GCAGCTGGATCAATAAAGAGTTCTGCTGGACCACTAATAGTATTACTAGTAACTCTAATAGCAGAACCTTCTGCTCCAGTATGGAATGCTGTTGCGGTTGCAATACCAGAAACATTCAGAGTATCAGTTTCAGTATGGCCCGTTACATCAATACCATTAGATTTGGTAGCAAGTTTCTCAGAACCATAGTGATATAATACTGCTTCACCATTACTACCATCGGCACGGATGTATTGAGTGGTTCCACCAGATCCATTATCAGATTGGATAACGACATCTGCATCGTCAATCGACTGTCTGATGTTAAGAGGACCAGTACCGGTTTGCTCAATAAAACTAGCAGTACCGGTATGATAAATCCTCAGATCATCATCAGTACCAAACTTTGCTTTGACATCATTATTAAAAGTTAAGTCACCAGAAGTTTTAGCATCAGCAGCATCAGACCTTAAGAAACTTGTACTATCGACACCATCAAGAGTGGCGGCGTCTACGCTAGTTAAATTTTCTCCTGATACTGCTGGTAACGTTGAAGGGAATCTAGCATCAGGAACAGTTCCAGATCCTAAATTAGATGCATTTAGTGCAGTCAAAGATGCACCAGAACCATCAGAAAGTAATAAAGTTCCAGTTGAGGTTGGAAGAGTTACCGTAGCAATACCAGTGTAACTTGCATGAGCAGCTGATTTAAGTTGGGTATAATGTGAATTATTAGACTCACAATAGAAATTAATACGACCGGGAGTAGAATCGCTACTCTTAATTTCAATTATGTTAGTTGCTGAGGTGATTCCAGTAACTAACAAGTCTTTACTTGTTGAGAGACCACTAATTCCTAATTTACCACCAACAAAACTAGTTGCAGTTACTATTCCTGAAGTAATGTTTGTAACGGCAATATCGGGAGATCCACTTAATCCCGCAGCAGTTCCTGAAATATTATCACTAGAAGTAATAAAACCAGCACCATTTGTTAATTGATTAGTGTTGGTAAATGATGTAGTAATAAAACCAGCACCATTAGTCAGTTGGTTAGTATTAGTAAATGATGTAGTAATAAAACCAGCACCATTAGTGAGTTGATTATTATTGGTTGGGATTGTAGGTGTATTAGTGAAATTATTATAGTCAAGAAGGAAACTTGACGATACTCCACTCAAACTACTAGCAGATCCTGTAAGAGCACCGACAAAAGTAGTTGCAGTTACTATTCCTGAAGTAATGTTTGTAACGGCAATATCGGGAGAACCGCTTAATCCCGCAGCAGTTCCTGAAGTATTTTGAGTTCCTGATTGATTGACTCCAGGAAGGTTGATGCTAGATGAACCATCGAAGGAAACTCCACCGATTGTTCTAGCGGTTGCCAGAGTAGTTGCAGTGTCTGCGTTACCGGTAACATCACCTGTTATATTACCAACAAATGATGTTGCAGTAATAACACCCGTGATATTAACGTTACCGGTGCCATTAATTGTTTTACTATTAAGACCTAAGTTTCCACCAAGGGTAGGTGTAGAGTCCCCAGAAATAACTGTCGTAATTCCTGTAAGACTTGTAAATGGATAATCAGTAGCATCAGACAAGTCAAATGCCGGAGTAGCATCAGTATCACCTAAACTAAAGGTAATACCACCAATAGCAATACTGGAATTTGCTAACTTAGCATTTGCAATAGAACCTGCTAACTGATCATTTGTGACAGTTCCTGAAAGATTGCTTGTTGCTAAAGAACCATCAAAAGTAGTTGCAGTAATAACACCGGTTATATTAACATCACCAGTGCCATTAATTGTTTTGCTGTTAAGATCTAAGTTTCCACCAAGGGTAGGTGTAGAGTCTCCAGAAATAACTGTCGTAATACCAGTAAGGTTAGTAAACGCTAAAGAACCATTAAAAGTAGTTGCAGTAATAACACCGGTGATATTAACATCACCTGTGCCGTTAATTGTTTTACTGTTAAGATCTAAATTGCCACCAAGTTGAGGAGTGGTATCTAATACAATATCAGTATTGATATTTTCAAGACTGGTAAATGCGACTATTTCAACTGTGTCATCTGCAACTACTCCTGAAGTTAGCGTAATGCTAGTTCCACTAGTTCCAGTATAGTCTACTCCTGTTGCCTGTTTGACGCCGTTAATGTATACATCTACATATCCAACATCATAAGATATCGTCCCTGTAGCAGGGAACAAAGTCTGACCATCTGTTGCTGTAATTATATTGACAGTTCTAACAGTTCCAGTAGAAATACCAGATAATGCTGAACCATCACCCTGGAATGAGGTTGCAGTAATAACACCAACACCAGAAATGTCATTAGTGCTACCGTTGATCGTAACTGAACCAGTTCCAACTGTTAAAATACCAGTTATTCTTGCATCTCCAGTAACCACCAAATCTTCTGTGGCATCAGTTGATACACCAACATGCAACTTTGTTACTGTTCCTACACCAGTTATGTTTATGCCACCACCGCTACCAGGTTCCATGGTAATGGCAGTTCCAACAAATACTTTATTGTTAAAGGTGGCAGCAGTTCCGGTAATAATGTTATCGGTTGATGCAACTCCCGTCAGATTTGTTCCATCACCAACAAATGAAGTTGCAGTAATAACACCAATAGCAGTAATACCACCACCGACAACTACAATACCTTGTCTTGCAGTAATGATACCAACCGAATCTACATTCCTAACATCATCATAGGTGATCGTTCCACCCACAGTGATGTTTCCATCAACATATTGATTTCCCTCAACATAAAGTGCAAAATTTGATCTTGCTGTAGTGCCAATACCAACATTTTTAGTAGTATGAATACCAGCAGAAGTTGATGCCCATGTTCCTGCTGCTCCAGCATTATTGACAACAGTTTTCCACTTTGATACTGAGGAATCGTATTGTAAAATGTAATTATTAGCAAGCCCAGTAATATCAACGTCATCAAGGTCTTTGATGAATCCTGCACCACCACCACCGATTGATGCTAGTTGATATTGAACTCTCTCTACAAATATCTTGTAGTGTTTTTGAAGTTGATCAAGAGTTACAAAATCTTGATTGAGTGGGTTAAGAGGATCTGGATTATCAGTATCAGGTGGATCTGATCCAAGAGGAACATTAGTTTCTGCAAGTAATTTCTGTTCCTCTTTTAATTGTTTCTGAGATGACTTGATATCCTCTATAATTTTATAGAGTCCTTTGATGTCAGATTTTACATAGTCAATATCTTTATCATAATACTTGACCTCTGGAAGTCCAGAGATCTCTTCTCTTAGTTCAGTAAAATACTTTAGAAGTAACTCATCAGTTTTTGTGCTGGTGTAGTTAATCTCCTTGAGTTCTTTGTTGATGTTCTGCTTGAGAGTATTATACTCACCAAGAATTTGTTTCTTCAGTTTACGATCATCATCCTTAAACTCTTTATGATACTCCCACATTTTGAGAGATGATGATCTAAGTTCTTTCCAGATCCTATCTTTCTCTTCATCAATACGAGTATCTACTTTTTCGCTCAGATTAGAGATGTCATTCTCAATCTTGACCGTATTATTAAAATACTTAGTTTCAACATCTTCTGAAAGTTGGTCTAAATCAAAGTCAACTTTTCCTCTGAGTCCTTCAATTTTATCTCTGACTTTGATGAAATCATCTTCAATAACACTAAATGTTTTACCAATCCAAGAAAAATCTGGAACTTCATTTACTTCATTGATCCACTTGGGGAACTTAGGAATAGATGCTTTAACCGCGTCAATAGATTCGCAAATTGCTGCGATCTCAGAGTCATAATATTTTACTTCAGGTAAATTTGCTACTTCAGTTTGAAGAGTATCAATCCTATCTTCAATGACATCAACTTGTTCATCAATATACTTAACTTCAGGTAGACCTTTGATCTGCTCTCTTACAAGATCTATTTGATCGCATATTGCTTCTACTTCTCCATCATAGTATCTTACTTCAGGAAGATTGCTTATCTGCTCTGCAAGTTCCTCAAGTTCTTTATCGTAATACTTTACCTCTGGAATGTCAGGAATATCTGCTCTGACATCATTAATCATTCTGACCAGTTCTGGCCAAGGTGGCACTATATCCTGAATTTCTGCAAATGACTCTCCATTTGCATCTTCAATAGTTTGAGTTTGTTCTGAAATTATTTCTTTTTCTTTTTCGATAAAATCTTCTACAGAGGGTAAATCCTCTTCCACTTCCTCTGTAATAAATTCATCAATTGATGGAAGATCACTTTGATCCTCAGAAAAATCATCAATCGAAGGTAAATCCTTGCTCGACATTTAATTAGTAACTTAAGTACTTCGGGATTTCTCTCCCTTTTTTATTTAGGTTGATCTTTAAGTCCGTCCTTTAACATCTTTGCAAGTTCTGCAGTTGATCCAACAAATAACGCATTATTGACGGTTGATGGACCACGTTCTTTTTTATCTTCTTCAACATCTTTCAACTTTTTCTGAAGATCCATCAACTTGTCCGTGGCATCAGAAACACTCTTTATAAGTTGTCCTGCAACTTCATATGCACGAGGTTGATCGGACTCCTGTGCAAGTTCAAGAATTCCGTTAATTGCTTCTTGACCTTTTTCAATTATAGAATATAAATTACCTCTTGTGTATTCATAATCTTTTTTAATGTCATCAACTTGAGCAGTAATCTTTTTCGGTTTGACAGGTGAAACCTCAGGAAGAACTACTTCACTATCAACGTTGAACGTTTCGTTTAAGTCGTTAAAACTCATGAGATTGATCCGCTAAATCCAAAATCATCACCATCTTCAATTAGTGCATCATCCGCAGAATCAATATTAAATACGCCATCACCTTTTAGGTGAGTAACTGCTGATGTGCTATATTGACCTCTCAAAACTGACAGTTTAGTGCCATCAATCGATTTAATATAAATCGTTTCATTATTCAACCCGACATAAGTTTTTGCGGTTAAACCACTTGCACTCTCAACACTAATCGTTTTAGCAGTCTTAGTTACATCATCTGCCAAATTAGTTACCGCATCACCGGTATAGTTTTTGATTGCTTTTGGTTCGGCAGAGTAAGATAAAGTTCTTTCTGAATTTGATAGATCTGTTCCAGTAAGATAACTGACAGTTGCTTTTTTGATAACACTCTTGGTTGCAGATGTGACAGGACCAAACAAATACGTTTTTGCCGTAAATCTAAATGTGTAAAGTAGAACTCTTCTTTTTGTAAAATCACCTTCGTAATCATCTTCCATGGTAATGTTTTCCAAAACCACAGGAATATCTCTTCTTTCTTGAATTGTTTCTACTAATTCAACAGTCAAATTATATGCAGGTTGAAAGTATGGCAAAATTTGTTCAACAATTTGCAAAGCATCATCATTTAATTTTGTCATGACAGACAATTCAAACTGCATATTATATGGCACAGGCATAAATGCCTTTTTCGTCTCTGTGCCGTCGTCTGGATCTTTTACAGTAAACGTTTGAGTGGTTGTTACCTTTCTTGTAGAGTCATATGTAAGACCCGTAAATTCAAATGACATTCTTGGCAAATTAATTGCCGTTGGTTTGTTTAGATCAGGAGACTGTTCAATCCTTGCTAAAAACTTTTGAGTAGGACCATAAGCCAAAGGAACTTTTACAACAGAATTATCCTGTTGAATGGTAATATTATTGAAGAGGGTTCCAAAGGATATGATAGTCCTCCTCAAAATTTCGTTATAAAAGTATCCAAACATGTTAAGACCTTATGACAATAAGTAGTCCGACTAACTATATTTAGGGAATACCGAACGGATTCTGTTCAGAGAAGTCAAGAATGCTATCTGCTTCCGTCTCAATATTAATGTTATCTGCAAATCCATCATCAACAGGTTCAAGATCAACAACTCTTAGAGCGTGAGATGCACCCGAAGTAGAACCAACAATATCTTCACCAATTGTAAATGTGCCACTTACACTTCCAACTTCAAGCACATTAGTGGATGAATTCCATGTTCTAACTCTTCCAGTTGTTCCACTAGTGGATCCGGTCACAATTTCGTTGAATATAAAGTCTCCAGTCGAATCCATATCTGGAGATCCGATTGTAATTGTAGGAGCTACACTATATCCAATACCAGCGTTTGTAACTCTAATCTCTGTAATAGTTCCTGCAGAACTTACAATAGGAATTAAGTCGGCGGAAGATGTTGAAACACCTGATAAGAAAACTTCATTAGAAAGCGTAATAGTTGGTGCTGTAGTATATCCACTACCACCTCCAGTTATGGTAACAACTCCAACAATACCATCAGCAATTCCAGAGGTTGCTGCTGCCCCTGTGCCTCCCTTGCCACCATAGAACTTGATCTTAGGTGCAACGGTATATCCTGCACCTGGATTTGTAATTGGAACAGTTTGAACAGATTGCAGTTTTGGATTTGCGTTGAGATTGCACACGTTGATACCACCAATCATGGTTGCAGTTGCAATACCTGTTATACCTCCAGAGGGTGCAGATGATATTGCAACCGTTGGAATCTCGCCATAACCTCCACCTCTATTTGTAACAGTAATAAATCTAATACCACCAGAGGTAATAATACCGGAAACAGCTGTGGCGGTAACTCCAGTTCCGACAAGTGTGAGAGTTTGAGTTGGTCCTTGAATGGTGCTGATGCCATCATCAGTTGTTCCATCTGGATCATCACCTACGAGATTATCATCAATCTCATCTATACCAGTATCAATAACTTCATCTTGCAGACGGAAGAGTTCGCAGTAAAGTTCATATGTATAAAGGTCTTGAAGTTGATAATATGGTTTAGCATATTCAATATCTTTAATCTCATAGAGACGATCATCAAGAGGGAACCAAATTAAATCTCCACTTTTTGGTCTCGTGGATAATTTTATATTTGATTGGTCTTCAATCAAAGGTGTGATGTAATTTTCATATCTTTCTCTTGAGATGACTAATCTAACTTCATCTCTTGATTCAATACCAAATTTTGACAGCAGATTTCCTGCACCAGAATATTGATCATAGTTGTCAATATACGCTTCAAGCGGTAGAGCAAGGTCAAACTTAGATTGAACTACTTCTCTGATTACAGACTTTTCTGAAACAAATTTTCTTGGAATGTAGAAAATTTCTACACCATAAGTTCTCAACTGTTCGTTGATAAGATCCTGAACAAGATTTTGTTCGGATGAGGTGCCTTGTGTGAAAAATG